GGACGAATATGCTTATTATTATGTTCGTGACGCTTATGTTCCTAAAAATAAAGTAGAGGAAGCCTTTCAATTTTATTTTCTGAGAAAGACTTGCTATAGGGGGATGCTACGCTATAGTAACGATGGCCATTTTAATATTCCTTACGGGCGTTATTAAGCATTAAATTTTGACGACGTGCTAAAGACAGATTATCACGATCTTTTAAAAAGAACTACTATTAAAGCTGATACTTATGAGGCGATCTTTAAGACACATGCAACTAATAAGAATGCTTTTTTCTTTTTAGATCCTCCTTATGAGAGTAAGTTTAGTACCTATAAACATCCCTTTGGAGAACAGGAACACCGCAAACTGGCAAAGCACTTTAAGGCAGCTAAAAGCAAATGCATGTTGGTGATTGGCAAAACAGATTTAATAGACCAACTATACGATGGATACATCACTGACCAGTATGAAAAAACGTACGCATTTAAGCTGCACTCGGGAAGAGTTGGAAACGAAATCAACAACACTCATTACATTATAACAAACTATTAGGAGATACCATGTCAAAGACAAAAGAGCGAAGAAAAGAAGGACACAAAAAGAAGACAAGCATAGGGAACAGTAAATTTACCAAATACGGACATCCCGGGCCCAATGGCGGTAACAAGAATTATAAAAAAAGATATCGAGGACAAGGAAAATGATCGTAGATATAGTAGTTGATTTACAATATGGAGATTGTGGCAAAGGAAAGATAACACACCACCTCTTACGACAAGGAGCTTATAACTTTTGTCTTCGTTACAATGGGGGATGTAATGCGGGCCATACAATTTATCACAAGGGAGAGAAATTTATTACACATCATATACCCGCCGGCGTGTTTTTTGGAGTGAAGTCCATTATAGGTTCGGGATGCGTGGTGAATATGGAACAATTCTTTAAAGAAATAGAAATGCTTGAAAAAAATGGCATTCCTTGCAATGACTTAATAAAAATCGCCGGGAATGCCCACATCATTACGGAGACGCACCTCAGCGAAGAAGCCGCGGAAACAGAAATTGGGACCACCAAAAGGGGAAATGGCCCCGCCTATCGTGATAAGTATGCGCGCAACGGAATCCGCGCCGAGATGGTACCAGCGCTGATGGACTATGTAGTTGATTTATATGATGAATTGCATAATCACCCGCAGGCTGTCGTCCTCTGTGAGGGCGCACAAGGCTTTGGTTTGGATATTGACTGGGGAGACTACCCCTACGTCACCTCTAGCCACTGTACGACCGCAGGGGCTCTCTTAAATGGTATTCCAGTGGCAGCCGTACGCAAGGTGTGGGGAGTAGCCAAGGCTTACGAGACATACGTAGGCGCCAAGAAGTTTCACGGCGCCGGCCAAATCTTCGATAAGTTACAAGAAGTGGGTCATGAATTTGGTGCCACCACTGGTCGCCCAAGACAGTGTAACTGGACCAACCTCAATCTTTTAAAGAAAGCCATCGAGATCAACGGAGTAACTGATCTCGTAATAAACAAAGTCGATGTACTTCGCGAACTAAATCGCTGGACATTCCGAATGGATAACAATAATACTCTCGTCGTACATATGCAAAACGAAGATAGTTGGAAAGATTATTTAGAACTCTATCTTCCTAAAGTTGAACTACATTTTTCAGACAACCCGGAAAGGATATAAAATGATTATACAATACCATCGCGTCCGAGAGGACGCTGTGCGCCCTACGAGAGGACACCCTAGCGACGCAGGGCTCGATGTTTACTATTGTCCGGCCGATTTTTCTACGATGGCATGTCGTCTCGACCCCGGAGAGACGGCCCTATTGGAGACGGGACTAAGGTTTGAAGTACCTCACGGCTACATGTTGGAAGTAAAAAATCGTTCGAGTGTGGCGGCAAAACGCAGTCTCATCGTGGGGGCGTGCGTAATAGATTCGGGATACGCCGGTGAAGTGTTTGTTAATCTTCACAACATCGGGAACGAAACTCAGTATGTGGAAAGAGATACAAAAATAGCCCAGCTTGTGATGCTTTCAGTGGTTCCCTTCCGGGCCTGGGAGAATACAGGGGGAGAACTTTATGAATATCCCGTAACTATTAGCGCCCGAGGAGAAGGGGCATTGGGGAGTACTGATGAGGGCTGAAGTAGTGGGGGGCCTGTGGAAACAGGAGACCGGCGCCGTGGGCTTTAGTTCGGCGAGTGGTGAATGGGATACTCCGCAAGCATTTTTTGACAAGCTAGATAAACAGTTTCAATTTACGCTGGATCCGTGTGCGACAGAGGCGAACGCCAAATGCGATAAATATTTTACCGCCGAAGAGGACGGACTAGTTCAGGACTGGGGAGGCCACACCGTTTTTGTTAATCCTCCTTATGGCCGCGGCATAGGGTCGTGGCTCGAAAAAGGATATCAGGAATCCAAGAAGCACAATACTGTTGTGGTGATGCTAATTCCATCGCGCACCGATACTAAATGGTGGCATGATTACGTTATGAGAGCAAAGGAGGTGCATTTAGTAAGGGGGCGCCTAAAGTTTGGCACTTCAGAAAACGCGGCACCCTTTCCATCAGCGGTGGTGGTTTTTCATTCCAATACCATGTTGAGGGGTTCTCCTATGCTCGTCCCGAATATATATCCCATGGAGCGCACATGAGTCGGCCCAAATTAAGAAAGGCAGATCCAGCGAAGCGTAAGAGAGATCGGAAGGCAGCTGAAGAGTCTTTGAAAAAAAGAACGAGCATGTTTTTAGATATGCCCGAGGAGTGCTGTGTGTGCGCGACGGCATTTGATAAAAAGAGCAAAGAAATGGCCCTGACATGGCACGTCGTGGTTTTTGAAGAAAGAAAAACTATTCGGCTCACGTGCCCAAATTGCTGGAAGAAAATTCAAACCACTACGGAGGAAATAGATGAAACCTGAAGCTGCCTTGACTTATGATGATATATTATTGGCACCCCAGTATTCCAATATTACATCGCGTACCGATATTGATATAGGTGCGTCTTTGGGGGGCCGTCATCGGTTTGACATGCCTATCATAGCTAGCCCCATGGACACTATTTCAAGCGTCTCTATGGCCCAAACTATGTATGATGAGGGAGGGCTGTGCATTTTTCATCGTTACCAAACAATTGATTCTCAAGTGGCAACGGTTCGGGAAACGATTCGTACGCGGGGAGCCATTGAGCCCGCAGTTGCAATTGGGGTTACCGATGATTATCTAGAGAGAGCCACCGCTCTCTACGACGCCGGCGCGCATATCTTATGTATTGATGTGGCTCACGGACATCATGTATTAGTAAAAAACGCTCTTCATAAGTTACGGAAGGTACTGGGAGACACAGTGCATATTATGGCTGGCAATGTAGCCACCTTGGAGGGATTCTTAGATCTGGCTAGCTGGGGAGCCGATAGCATACGCGTGGGGGTAGGAGGTGGCTCGATCTGCAGTACACGCATTCAAACCGGGCATGGAATTCCCACCCTTCAGTCGCTTTTAAGTGCGCGTACTGCAAAGGCAATGTGTAACCGAGACATTAAAATTATCGCAGACGGAGGTATTAAAAACTCAGGAGACGTTGTGAAAGCTCTCGCAGTCGGTGCCAACTTTGTTATGGTGGGCTCTCTGCTGGCCGGAACCGACGAGTGCCCGGGTGAGATTATAAAGACCAAAAAAGGTCACTTTAAAGCTTATCGTGGCATGGCGAGCAAAGATGCTCAGATAGAATGGCGCGGAAAAACCGCATCGCTGGAGGGAATTTCGACTGTTGTTCCGGCATGCGGGCCAGCTGCCGATGTACTAGAAGAACTAAAGAGAGGAGTGCGAAGCGGCCTGTCTTATTCGGGCGCTCGAAATATTAGAGAGCTTCAAGAAAAGGCGCGCTTTATAAGTCAAACTACGGCGGCCCAAAGAGAAAGCTCTACGCACATTCTTGGCCGATGAAGGGCTTCGTTAGTGTTAGTTTCTTTTTTCACCCGCGTCTGCACGAGGACCTCAAAATAAGAATGCACTACGATGACTTTAAAACCCAGAGTGAGTTTTTTAGAGCATGTGCTACCGCCTATGTTGAAAAAAACGACAAGTTTATGCAGTTTGTAGATTCTTATAAAGAAGATCACCGCTTACAGGCCAAAGCGAGCATACAACAATCCGGACGCTTGAGAGAAAGAGGTAAAAATTTAATGAAAAAGCTAGGAATTACGAAAGAAGACATGGAAAATATATTCGATTTAATAGAAGAGGAGATCCCCGAATTATGAAAGAGTTAACAAATATTTTGGAAGTGCCCAAAACACTGCAAAAAGAAGGCAGTTTACCCTTGTTGGTATTGATATCTTCCACTCAATGCCCTTGGTGTAGTGCCTTTGCCCCCGTCTATGAGCACATAGCAGCGCAGATGCGCTATCATTATGATGCGTGTTTTATTAAAGCCGAATCAGTGGGCGGACGAGAGGTGTTACGGGAAGAATTTTCGAAGTGCTTTGGCCACAAGTATAATGGCTTTCCTACTCTTTATATTGCGGCTGCAAACGCGGACCTCCACGAAGTAAAGATGGGAGTACTGTGGGATGGCCACGCGAGGAAGTGGGCCGTCCCACAAACCCTCGCCTATCTAAGAGACTACTCATATTCTAAAATTAAAGGGGTAAAAAAATGAGAGACTGCGCTAAGAAATGTTTGATAGCCCAAAGAGGATGTTTAGAAGAAGAGTGTCGCATGTGGATTGACTATACACCAGATAATAATTGTACACTTATTGCGGTCCACAAGAATGGACCCATGACTCTCAAAGAAGTTGCCGCACGACATCATATTAGTATTGTGCGCGTAAAACAAATTGTAGATGAAACATTGAAGAAAATAAAAAGCGTCGTTATCACGGGTGGATACTAATTAAATGTAGCAACGCTCGTTCGTTTTAGGAGACGTTTATATCATGAGTAAAAAAGACCAACTGCTGACGGAAGCCCAAGTTCGCCAGTTTATGAAGCTAGCCAATCTTACCCCCATCACTCCGGGCTTTGTCCACGGATTGACGGAGAAGCAGGGTGCTGTCGACAAAGAGGACGAGCATCTGGGCGCAAAAGATGGCGCAGAACGCGACAAGAAGCAGAGTATGAAGGATCGTCGCAAGGAGATGCGCGGGGAAGACCGTGCCGAGGACGAAGATGCTGCGGCAGTTGAAGAAAGTCATGGCCGCGGCCGCGGCGAAGGTGCAGCGGGATATGGTCATGAAGATCAAAACACTCGTCTTCGGGAAGAGGATGCACCCCCCGAAGAACTAGAGAAGTTTGCTGTTGATGACTTAGAGGACGATACTCTCGAAGGT